ACCCTGCGTTGAGGGCTTGGTCGGCAGTAAATCCTATTGATTGACCAAAGGCCGTTATTTCATCAACCATTTGTGCGGTTTCTTGTGTACCTACGTTTGCGAACTTTTCAAATTCAAGTCTTGCTTCTGCAATACCACGAGCAAGTGGAACTGTTGTATCTACAACAGATTGTAATTGGTCATCAAGTAATGCCGCCGATTCTGTGATACCTGTGATACCGTCGAGCATCAGTCCTTGAAACAATCCGACCTTAGCCCTTGCGTCAGCAATCAGTCTTTCTGCTTGGAACGTACCTACAACGTCGAAGAAAACCCTCGATGCACCTGCCCTAAGCACGACCAAAAGAATAGCCACAGAAGCGAAGTATAGGGGTAAAAATAGTTCAACAATCATTCACCTTTCCCACCTATTACTTTACTTCTTTTCTAAAGGGATGCCTAATGACCTAAATAAGTCTAAGCCCTCGTTGTTGTTTAAGAGTTGGCGTTGAGCCTGTTTTTGTTTACGTCTTGAGGCCATAGAATTGCCATCTCTCTTTTTCTTAGAGTCTTTAGTGGCTTCTGAGATTCTATCTTGAATTTCTGAGGCAACTCCCATATCAAGGAGAAGTTTTTCTTGACCGCCTTCGCAATCGTATCTGTCCCATAAATCGCTCGGCAGAACCCCTTTGTAAGCCATACAAAGAGATGGGGCTATTCTACTGAATTGTCCAAAGGGGGCGCACCTTCGGGGTCATCGCCACGAACAAATCCGAGAATCATTCTCAGTTCTTTGCTTGTGAGATTGTCTACGTCGAATCCCGCAGGTTCGATAATACATCCTGGTATCCAGGATTTAATCTGAGACTCCATACCTGCACCCGCTTTATCGAGTGATTCTGTGAACTCCATCTGTTGTTCTGCTGTCCACTCTGTCGGGTCTAAGCCGAAGTGTAGATGTTCACGGAAAACTCTCGCTTGGATGTTTTCGATTTTTAGTTTAGTCATTCCACCCGCTTGTTTTACGAGTATCTTACTATTATCTTCTAATTCAAATTCTTTTGTCAATGTTGGCATTATACTTCACTTCTCTACTATTCTTTCCACTAAGGAATACTATTCTATGCTATATCAGTACACGGAGGACTTGTCATTTTTCATGACAATATCCATCATCTTGTCAGCAGGGTTACTTCCACCTGCGTCAAACAAAGCGACGAATCCTACTGATAGGGTTTGACTGTCTCGACCCGATACGTTTGCTTCGGGTGCTTCAAATCGAATCTTGTAAAAGTTAAATGTGAGAAGGTCTGCAACTGAATCAGAACCGAATTGAACCTTGAGAGCAGTATCGGTTGCAGCCGCATCGGGAGCAAACTCAAGACCATCAGTAGCAATCATTTGTGTGTAAAGAGGGTCGCTTTCGACAGCCGTAGTTAGGTATCTGTTGAACTCGATTGTTCCGCTAATCTCACGGCGTTGTGCAGGCGGCGCACGAATGTAAGTTGTGCTTCCTAATCCACAGGCGTTGTCTCCATCACGGTTAAGGTTGATGTCAAAGGAGATTGACTTTACTGCGTCGGTTGCATTTGCGTCGTTGTTGAAGAATACCTTAGCGTTAGAGAAGTAGAGCGCAACTTTATCATCGGCAAACGCAGGGGTGAGTGTTCCAATGTTTGCTACTGTTCCTTCTGCTCTTGCCATGAAGTTTACACCGACTGATGCGTATTCGTTAAGACTTGCGTTTATTGATAGTGATTCAACAACTGCACCAGTATAATAATGCTCATGTTCTTCACGACCAACAATAAGTGTAAACGAAGGGGTGTCAAGAGTAGTTCCGTTTTCTGCTTCTGTAAAGGTGTGTGGATAAAGACCACTTGCTACTGAGCCGATAGTGTCTTTACCCATAATACCGAGCAAGACGTTGCCCATAAAATTGTCATTCATAAGTGCTAAGTTTACATCTCCATCGGAGTATTCCTTACCAACATGAGATTCAGCCGCACCATAGCGACTCATATCTGCACGAGTTAGTAATTCAAATTGGTGGCGAATAGATTCATCATCTGCTTCACCAAACACATATCCACTACCAGGATTAGTTCCATAAGTAGATTCTTTAGTTAGAGCAACGAAACGGTTGTCAAATGCTTGAGGCATAGTCAAACCATCAGTCGGTTGTCATTTAAGGGTTATCACCGAGTTCGCATATTTATACGTCGGAGATAAGTGAAAGAAAGAATGTGTGTGCAGATGGTATCGTCATCGTCAAATTTGTGGTCAAGAGTTAGGTTGTAATCGTTTAAACTGTCCGTAGTACCGTTAAGACCTGTGTTGCGATATACCTCATCAAACACCTCACCAACGATATTTAAACCGAGTCTGTATGCGTTCTCATAGTTTGTGCCACGAGTCGTTACATACACGATGACTTCGTACTGTTGGTCTATACGGCCACCACCGAGAGCGTTAAATTCGGGACTTTGAATCTTCTCCAACATGACATGGATTAGTGGAGGTTGCATTCTTGATAGCATGGCATTTGATATATCGAATCCGTACTTTATTGCACTATTATCAACGTGAGTTTTGAGATACATTCTCTCGCTGTCCTTGAGAAGTTCAACGATAGACAATGCCATCCTTGAAAGCGTATCAGTAGCGAAGTCAGACGGCATGAGTTCATCGGGTGCAAATGCACCGAATGTTGTAGCGTAGACAGAAGCCCATTGAACTGAACCTGTGTTGTTGCCCCATTCCATTCTTGCACTTGAGCCAGTCGCACCTGCAACAGATAAATAGTGTACTTGACCGTCATCATCTTCAACGATTTCTCGCATATACAAGCGAGCGTTGCCGCTTGAATCGAGCGTCAATCGTAGCATAATTGGTATCGGGTTATCAGTAACCATAGAGATGTCTAAGTCCTCACTTATTACAGTTGTAGCACCAACCAGTTTTACTTTTTGACCGAAGGCGTGTACCTCTACTTTCTTAGTACCGTTGTCAAGTTTCATTAGCACTTCTCCGTTATCGGGAGCAGTTGTATATTTCAATAAAGATAGCATGGTGTAATTTGTTGTAGATGGGGCTATGTGGTATCTTGCGTCTGTAACCGACCAGTAACCACCACTTGCACTTGCACCACTTCCAGTAGCCGCCCACGCTTCGTTGTTCTGTGTATTGGCAATAGTAGGGGCTGTCGGATTCTCACCGTTCAATCGCGATGTCCAGTATTGTGTTCGTGTAGCGATACTCATGACTCTCCACCCTTATTTGCATACGCTCTATCAATCATTCTTTTGACGATACGTGGTGAGCGTTCTTTGAAATCATCCATAGCAAATCCTATGTAGTCTAATTGAGGGAATCCAAAGAATGTAAACTTTTCAGAAGGCAACCATGCAGTTCCCGTACCACTACGACCAATCTCACGACCATGCTCAAAAGCACCTGCCGCCTTCCAATAAACTGTTCGTTGGCTTCGACCTTCTTGGTATGCCGCACCTATGTTGTATTGGTTTCCGTCATCATCGGGAGATGTGTGAATACCGACACCGATAGTACCACCTAAGTCTTTACCTTGACTTCCGAAAATGGCTTCCACATTCCTTCCTTTATTGATTACTTCGTGGTCAAGAGAAGTACCGATTCTTTGTGGTGCAAGAGCCTGTGAAAGATACTGTTTTGTTTTACGTTTGGTTTCCGTCATAGCACGACGAAACCCTAACTCCATAGCCTTGCGTACTTCTTTCTTAGAACCACGAAGCAGTTGCTTTAGTTCACTATCATCCATACGAGTATTAACTCTTAGGGAAGTTGAAAAACTCATCAATCAACACTTCCCAAATGTGCGAGTCGCTTAAGGTGTTTTTCTCCCCTCTCACGAAGCGCACTACTACGGAGGGAACCTTCGGTTGTTGTAGTTTGGAACATAGATTCATCTTCAAAGTAGAAAGCCGCCGCTATATCAGCGCAGATTTCACGAAGAACGTGAGCCATCTCACCTGCTTGGACTGTAACGCCTGTTGCATGGTCGAAGGATATGCCTGTGCATCCTGTGAGGTTGTTGGAAGATTTACCAGTCCATGCGAATGAATCACCGTCAATATTACCGTTACCTGCTGTTGGAAATGAAGATGCAGAAGTAAGTGTGACTGTTGTTGCACCTGCCGCCACAGCACCATTTAGTGTTGTTTCTGCTATGGACTTAGAAGGAACTGCTCGACCATAATCACGGAAGGATTGGTCTATGTCAATAGTAGCCCTGCGAATCGCGCTTGTAAGACGACTTGCCGCCCTACTACGTTGTCCACTATCAAGACCCATACGGGAAGCGACATCAGATGTAGAACAATAGTAGGTCATGCTTCCACCGCCTTTGGAGAACCATGCTTAACCCAACATGATTTACAAAGCCCAAACGAATAGCCTAAGTTACGTGAAGCAGTAAGATAGCAACGAGGACAATACTCAAAGTTATGACTTCCACCTACTTTCATATCATCACCTGTCCACCGACGATTGCCGTTATCAAAACAGAGCCTATCGCCATCATCCAATTTACGACTTTCTTACCAATGTCGTTAATCATTTCTTGGGTATTTTGTTGAGAATCCGCAAGAACGGTGAACTGCTCGTCAGTTCGTATTTGTGATTCGATTAACTTATCGACCATTTCAGAGTGTTTATCGAGACGACGTTCGATAGTATCGAGTCTGTGGTTTTGAACTGCGTCATCACTCATCTTTGTCCACCATCTCTTTCACTTCATCAGCGACTTCGACGGCTTCTTCGACGGCTTCGATTATTTCATCAAGGGTTACTTTCCCATCTGCCATAACTTTTTTGTAGATAGCAACTGCTTTTTCAATAACAAATCCCGCTACTACAACTCCTAATCCAATTGTCAAATTGTCCATCTTAACCACCTTTATAAAGTATTTCTTTTACGGATGAGAGAGGAATGACAGTAAACGGCCTATCTTCACCCATCCTATAAATCTTGTACCCATGTGTTGTCTCTTCAATGTTTACATTAGTATAGCACCTTTCAGTAGGTTGATATACAATTTTACCTGCTCTTTTTTCTGTCATAGTGTTTCCCACCCGTTTATTGTTTGTTGTGTTGGGGGTGTACCCCAATCGCTCGGCCATTCGTTCATATCAATAACGCCATCTCTAAAAATTAAACCATTTTCAGCATAATCAAAGTCTGTAAAGCCTGCATTGTGCATTCCTGTTGTCATTTGTTGTGGTGTCATTATAGCAACTCCGTAACTTGAAAGTAAGTGAGTGTATTAAGACTCGATTGTATAGTAGTGCTTCCCGAAGCATGGGCATAGTGAGCAACCTTATCATTTGCATTTAATTTGATTACTGCTGAAATCATATTATCTTGACCGTTAGCACTCGGTCTACGAATACGAATAGCAAACCCCGAACCTGTATCAACGTAAATTAAGGACATCGCCCATGATGGTGTAGCAGAAGCATAATAACTACATGCTACAAGATAATAACCATCTCTCGGAGCAACATAGTATTCGGCGGTTAAATCATAATTAGAACCTACATTCCATAATGCCGTGTCGTGTCCTATCTTTGCTGCTCCCGAACTATAACTTTGATTCCCTGAAAGATAAACGAAACACTTTGATGCCTTAGCGTTGATAGCATCTATATTATCAAGATTGTTTTGCGTTAATACAGTTACATTATTTATGGCTGCTGCATTAGCATTAACGGCATCTGAATCT